TATGTCTTTTTCAATAGCATTTAGGCGGTGAAAAATTTCTCTAATGTCACCTTGCCGTTTGCTAGACCTGTTAGACAAGACCATCAGCAACGCTGACACCATAGCACCAAGAAGAGCAGCGTAGATTTCAGGCATTTACATTAGGCCAAGTTCCTTGCTGTATCTTAATCCATTCCTTTTGTGCCTCTGCTATGTCGGGTTTTGATGCATCTGGATCGTTAAGGACACTCCATATTTCAATTCTGTTATTAATCGATTCAACGGTTATTCCATGAGACTTAGCTATTACTTCCTTTTGCTGCTGTGAAAGGAATTTCATTACTTTTTAACCATTTATGACTAATGTAGTTATGTTTTCTATGTTTTCCGCATGGCAGAAACAAAAGCTGACGAACCAAAAAAGAAAAATCCTCTGCAAAAACTAAAGGAGGGTTTGGATGATAAAGAAGAACAATTGCAAGTTTTATCTACATTTGTGAGGCTTGGCGTTGTCATTTGGAGTGGTTTTATTTTAACTTTAAACTATGTAGAATTGCCTGGTTTAGGTAAACAAGAAAGGATCGACCCGACTTTTATAGCAAGCGTTTTCACGGGCGCGTTAGCTTCATTTGGATTGGAAACTGCAAAGAAAAGAGGAGATGGAACTTACAAAGCTGATGAAGAGAAAAAGAAAGCTCAATCTGGTTCGGGAGGCGGTGTTCCTTACACAATGATTCGAGTTGAAACACCAATTAAGCTTGTACCAGTTGAACCTAAAATCGACCCAATAACAAACAAACCTATTGATCCTGAAAGTGGGAGATTGACATAATGAGTGAAGATCTTTCTATTGACGCAAGACAAGAAACTCGTATTGTCTGCCAAGAGATGAAAATCAAACGAGCAGAAGAAAAGATAAACGATTTAGAAGATCGAGTTAGACTTTTAGAGAAAAGAGTATTCCAAGCTGCTGCACTTGTTAGTGCTGCTTTGGCAGTATTAGGTCTATTAGCACAAATCAGTAAAGCCTACTTATGAAACGTTTCATCCCTCTGTTGCTTCTATTAGCAGCACCAGCACAAGCTGACATAACAATCAAACACACAGCCTCAACAAGCTTGAAGGTTGATGGAGCAGCAGTACAGGCCATTAGAGTCCCATCTACTTACGCTGTCTCTGGTAACAACATGAAAGTTACTACTGGAGAACACTTTGGAAAATTAACAGCAGGCACAGCTACAGCAGCAGCAACACTTGATGTTGGTGTGTACGAGATGGCAACTTCGGGCAGCAGCTTCAGTTTTTCCGAAAGTTGGCTCCAAGGTGACGCTATTCCAGCCATAGGCAGTGGTGTGGATGTCTCCGCAGGTGTAGTAGCTGACATGCCAGCCTTCGGTAACACTGTCGTCACATCTGGGGGCGTAGCTGGGTCGCTCAGTGGGACAGTAACTTCTGCTGGAACAGCCACGACAGTCGCTGGAGGCGCAGGCACAACCGGAACGGCTCAAATTTCATCAGAAATTACTGTTAAATAGTGCATAAAATATATAAGTTATTACTGCTTATATCCTTTACAGGGACTAGCGTTTCTGCTGTTCCCGTCGTCCCAACCTTCTCAACGGGAACACTCAATTCACGCCAAGAAACTAAAACTGTAGTTAGTGAAACTATTACCTCAGTTGATTATCGATCAGGGTACGAATACGTTGTCTCTGGTCATAATATTGAACCAATAAATACAGATACTATTTCACCTAAAGCTGTACTAAATACACCTCAAACAGTTGATAACATCACATTTTCATGGACCTCGGTAGATGTAACACCCGCAAACAAACCCGATTGGAAAATCAAAACTGCTGGCAACGCTTTCTCCTTTACAGAAACTTTAGCCAATCCTGGCCTTTCAAATGTAACAACAATCAACCGAACCACTACAACAGAGTCCTTAGTGGAATCGGTATCTGTCTTTACTCAATAACATTTAGTCAGCCAGTATTTGCAAACGCCACAACAATAGCCTCCCCAAGTGCAACATCCCAAGGCAGTGTGATTAACCAAGGTATCCAGGTTCAAAATGGAAGCTTTATGTTTCAAGAAGTAGGCGATGGAATACGTTGCAGTGGAACGACTCTTACCATTAATCCATTCATTTCTAAAGTCAACACTTGGAAAGATCCGTTTGAACCTTTTTATAATGAGAATGTATATGATGACCGTACAGATGAAGATGGTAATTTAGTCAATCCTGGGGGAATCCTCTTCACTAAGCCCGTCCGAACTGGTCAAGCTGAAAATAATTTAAGCTTTAATTATGGTATTACAGCTACGATTGCCGTTCCACTAGATAGACGTATGACTAATAGGTGCGTGGCCGCTATGAATACCCGTGTTAAATATTTAGAACAAGCTTATAAAGCTAAGAAGTTAGATTATGCTTTGGGACGTTTAAAAGTCTGTGCAGAGCAATTAAAGTTAGGTGTTATGTATGCAAAAGATAGCCCTAGCTATGTTGTTTGCGAAGATGTAAGGCTTGTAAATCCTCCTAATACATTGCCAGATCATAAACACTCTATTTCCGAGAATCCCTCTGTTCCTTTCTCCTATCAGCGAGGGACTTTACAGGAGGCTTCTTCCCCCGAATAGCTAACAGCTTCTTTGTAATCTTCTTAGAAAAACTTTTAACCTGCCCTTTTAGTTGCTTCTGAACGAACTTAGCTATTGGCTGACCAATAACAGTTACACCAACTACAGATGTAATAGCAATAGCAGATGTATTAACAAGAACCGTAGGCTGTGGAGCGTAATTACCTGCAATCTCTATAGGATTTAATCCTTCCCAAACAGTTTCACATTTACCTGTAAGGACATCTCTCTTCCATCCTTTTATTCTTGCAAGGCCGCCTTTACCTAACGAACCAATAGGAGTTTTAGCAAGTGTGTCTAAAGGTGGGCAAGGCAGAATATCTGCAATAAACTCTCCATCAATAGTTGGAACTTTAAAATCTTGTTGCCCTACATTGGTATCTCCCTTCTCGTTATCTTTGCCATCCTTCTCTTCCACTTCCTTTCTTTTGTTCCTTTTTGATTTCTTTGGCAAAACAGGAGGAACAATTTTTGGAGTCTCTTGTTTTATTTCCTCTTGCTGCTCAGGTTCAACAACAGTAGCCCCGTCCCAATCAACAGCCATACTTTCAAGGGTTGGCATGTTTCCATCACAGACATAAAAATTTCCACGCTCATCCTTAGTAACTAGGTTTTTATTTTTTAAATTCCTAGCCCTTACGCAGCCAGGCATTTGAATAACTGGGAAACCTATATTTTCTGGAACTAAAGGCTCAGGTATAGAAATTATTGTTGTATCTATCGAAGCTTCAGGTATTTCTTGAATCGAAATATCTTCTATTTCCATACAACAAAACCCCCTAGCATGTGTGAGTCTAGGAGGCTTTGGTACTGACGCTCCAACAGAGCAGAGGCTAAATTAATAGCTTGATAATGGGTCTGGTGAAAATATACTAGCAGTCGTTCCATTGATTAGCAAGATCGCTTGCAACATTTCCTACCTGCTTTCTAGCTTGACCAAAAAATATCCCCGCCAATACTGGTCCAACGATAGGAACCCCTGCCAAAGCTGGTGTCACCTGAACCGAACCAGCATCAGCAATCATCTGTCCATTACTTCTACCCTGTGCCATCTTTTCTATACATTCAATCTGCTTTTTTGTAAGCTTTCCTCCTTCTCCTTGAGGGTAAACAGCAAACTGAGCTACAGATTGTTTGTGCATATATTTCTTCTTAACACCACCATTAAAAGTAGGTTGAGAATCATCTGTGATTGTGGTGATTAGCTTTGGATCGTGTTGCTTAGAATTAAACATCCACTCCTCTGCACCGTCAGGCTTGGTTTCACTCCTGATTTGAATTGAACTGTAAGGAGTGCTAGAAAGCTTGGCGATGTCTGGAATACCAGAATCTTTACGAGCCAAAAGGTTCAGGCTCATAAAGTTTGTGGCTATCAAACCACCGCCCAGAACAAGAGAAGTTAGGCCGTTAAACGATTTAAATTGAATCATTTAAAAGGAAGCACAGATCCTGTCGATGATGGAACGCTTGGTATCTCTGGCATGGCTCCTTTAACAAGGGAAGGCAATTGCTTTTGCACTTCGCTCATTATGGATTCAGTTAATTTGCCACGTTGAAAGTAAACAAACGTACCACCACCTACCGCCACTACTAGAGCAGCGGTATTTATATAGGTGAGAATCTTAAGCATTAGCAACGCCAGCTTCTTTATCTATATCATTCAAGAGAATTGCATTGATTTCTTGAATCCTTTTGTTTAAGGGGTTAATGCTGGCTTGGGTTGTAGCTGGTAAATCTCCTAGTAATTCCTCGACCTGTTTGTTGTAATTGTCAACAATTTCTTTAACTTGATTCCCTAAACTTTCTTTTTCTTGTGCAAGAGCGATGCGATCAGCCATGAAAATAATACATTGCCTTAAAACTATAATCTAATAATCAACATTTGACATGTTCGGCCAACACTAAGCAATTAAAGCTTTATAAGAAAATATTCTCATTAATTATACTTTCAACCCCATAAATATAATTTTCCCATAATTAAAGGTCTCGCTATCTTTTGACATGATCAAAATTCCAGTTACATAATGAGTATATGCGGCTGAAGCATCGTAAATCATAGCTCCTCTAACTGACTTAAAACTATGGGTAAGCGTGTACCACAAATTAGGGTAGTTATCCCATTGTGCATTGTACTTTAATGGAACTATTATTTCACCACTCCAGCCGTGTCCCTTAGTGTCATTGGAAAATTGACCAGTTGAGGATGTTCCGCCATAAGCATTTTCAGTTGCACTTCCATGCGTCCTTGAATATTCAGACCATTTGTAATTACTTGCGTTCCCTACTGCACCATCAGTGCCATTAGCTCCTGTGTAAAGCCTAATCCTTACAGCTCTAGCACCTCCAGTATTTCCTACATCAGCAAATACAATTTTTATTTGTCTATATTCTGTGTTATCCCATCCTTTATTTTCAATATAATTTCCGTAGTCTCCACCTGCAGAGGAGTTTAAATCACGAGTTGCAATGACCTCCCAAGCCCCACCACCAGCAGCAGCCCACGATCCATCACCTCTTAAGAAGTTAGAACTGCTTGCCGTACCAGTACCTAGTCTTGCTACAGGTATTTGTCCACTCCCTGAAAAACATGTAGCTGCTGGTAATGAATGTATGTTTGAACCATTAACACCAGAGTTATCAATACTTAATTTTGTAGATCCATTATTTTTAAAACTAAGAGTTGCATCACTATTAATATTTAGATTTAGATCGCTCGTGATGTGTGCCATTCCATCACCAGCAACATCTGTAAATACTTCAAGATCGCCTGAAGCTCCTAACTTTAATTTGGATTGATCTGCAAGACTTAAATGAGTTCCATCAAAAGTTAAGTTGGCAGAACCAGCAAATGAACCAGAGCTATTATATTGAACTTGTGTATTAGAACCAGCAGCAGAAGTAGTAGCTGTTTGCCAAGAACACGTTCCATCACCATCCTCTCTTAGGAACTTAGTACCGCCTGATTCGCCTGTAGATAATATTGCTGTTCCTTCTGGTGTTGCTGAAATTGTTTGCCATGTATTATCTCCTCTTAGGAACTTGGTAGTGATAGAACTTCCTGATCCAAGTCTTGCAGCATCTACTGTTCCAGCAGAAATATTATCAGCATCTAAATCAGTTAATGAAGTTCCAACTCCGCTAAATCCTGTTGAAGTTAATAATCCAGTTGAAGGGTTGTAAGTTAAGCCTGTATCTGTTTCTGCTCCTTGTGATCCTGTCGCTCCATCAACAAACAATGGATAAACAGTTTCATCGGTTGAGTTGTTAGCAGTAACTGTAAATTCAGTTGCTAATGCTGCGGTTCCACTTGTATCTTGCGTTCCAGCCGTATTAACACCAGGAAGATTGATATTTGCTGATCCATCAAAGCTAACTCCTCCAATTGTTCTAGCCGTTGCCAAAGTTTTAGCAGTAGAAGCAATATTGCTATTTGTCTGGACGCTATTGCCCATTAAGGAATGAGCAGAGCATTGATAATGAAGGACTTGTGGAGTTGTATCTGAAACAACTATCTGTGTATAAGCTCCAGAAGAACCAGCAGTTCCGTTAGTAGTGACTCCTGTGGTGTAAGCAGTTGTCTTATCTGCTTCTAAATAAAAACGAAGAGGATGACCTGAGTTAGAACTATCTGCTTGATCAAACTTATATGTACGTCCTGGTGTAAGAGTTAAGAAAGGAGATTCTTTACCATCAATTTTGTATCCAGAACTAGAACCAGAACCGTTATATCTATGAGCTCCAGTCTTGGTTGCAACTGTGACCGTTAATGTTTTTACATTACCTGTATAAGTTGCATTTAGATTTGAGAAGCCAACTAAAGCTCCATCATTAGTTAATGTTGCATCTCCTGTGAATGTTGGTGATGATGTTGAACCTGGATCTACCCAAGATAAAGTTCCAGATCCATCACTAGCTAAGACATAACCAGAAACAGCAGCGTCAGCCGAAGGGAGAGTAAGAGTAAAACTGCTTGTAATGGAAGCAGGAGCTTGAAGAGCAACATAGTGGGAGCTATCAGCGTCTTTAAAACGAAGGTCTGCTTGAGCGTTTAAATTAATATCACCACTACTTGTTAAACCTGTAAGAGTTCCAAGAGAAGTGATTGCAGATTGAGCAGCACCCGTAACCGTTGCAGCACTTCCAGAAACATTACCTGTGACATTTCCAGTTAAATTTGCAACAAAGGCACTTGCTGACTTATCCCATAAGCCATCACTAGAATCACCTGTAAATGTGACATCTCCTGTAAACGTGCCACCTGCAAGAGGCATTTTTGTTGAGTCAGTTGCACTATCAGCAGCCCAAGTAAGTGTTGTAGGTGTTGACGCATCAGCTTTGAGCACCTGACCAGCAGTAGGGGCAACAGCGGGAAGAGTAAGAGTTATATCTCCTGTCTGTGCCTGTGCTTTTAATCCTGTGTAATTTGATCCATCTCCATCAGTCTCGCTTAGTCTTAATTCCTTTCCATTATCAATAATTAAGTTATCTGTAAGTGTTCCACCTGCTTTAGGTAACGCAGCATTAGCTGTTGTAGCAGCAGCATCAGCAGCATCTTTTGCAATCTTGACAGCAGCAGGAGTAGCAGCAGTAGAAGTAGAAGTAGATGTTGCGCTATCTGTTAATTGAAGAACACCAACTGCACTTGTCGTTCCAGTAGTAATCTTACTTCCAGTAATCGCAGCCGATCCAGATATATCAGCATCAACAATGACTCCAGCAGCAATAGCTGTAAGTCCTGCATTATTAATAGAAATATCACCTGTAACAGCTACTGCTGTTGGAACGTTTGATCCATTTCCAACAATAATTTGAGCAGAAGTTAAAGCCTCTAATTTACTAAATGCAATCGCAGCATCACTCTTAATATCTACGTTTTGGATCGTGCCATTAGCAAGCATTGCTCCAGTAACCGTCCCAGTGTCTCCAGTAGTTACAACAGTTCCTGTGACATCTGGGAAAGTAATCGTTTTATCACTACCTTGAGGATCAGCAGCGGTAAGAGTTAATTCATAGGCATCAACAGTTGAGCCTTCAAAAGCAAAACTTCCAGTATTTCCTATTAATAATTGGCCAGTAACAGTACCACCAGAAAATCCCATTTTCTCTGTCTCAAGCTCCTGCAATGCATCTTGAACATTGGTCGCACTAAGTTGACCATAAGGAGTGAAAGTGATATTGGCTGCAATTTGACCTGCAACTGTTTGAGATAAATCAACTTCATTCCAGCTACTACCTGCACTATTTGTTATTCCAAGAATGTAATCAGGAGGAGCTAAAGCAACAACAGGGGCGGGAGAAGTAGGCGTTCCAGAAGAAGAAACTACAACATATACACCGTCTGTTGTTTCACTAGGTGTTGGCAGGTTAGAACCAACAGATAAACCAGCTGCAATACCAGCAGAGGTCGTAGCAACCATTTGGCTTGTATTTGCGTTAAACGTTCCACCAAAAACAAGACTTCCTTTTGTAAGTGTTGTTATTGCTTGCCAAGCGTTTCCATCCCAAATAAATGCATCTTCAGAAACAGTATCAAATAATATTTGTCCATTAAATTGTGCTGTTGGATAACCACTCTGAGCTATAGATTGGAATATTGCTGTTGAAGCATTGCTTAATTTTGTACCATCAATAGAATCATTAGCTATCCTTGCAGCATCTAGACTTCCACTTGTTATTTTACTTGCAGCAAGACTAGGAATTTGAGAAGCAGTAAGTGCCGCACCTGCTGTAACTACACCTTTATTATTAACAGTAACTGATTGATATGTTCCAGCGGTTACTCCACTTGTTGAAGTTGTTAATCCACCGCTACCATCAACAGTCAAACCTCCTCCAGATGTAATTTGAACTGCACCTTTTGCACTAGTTGTAGAAACAGGAAGATCTGCTGCTGTTAAAGCTGTGGCAGCGGTTATCATTCCTTGAGCATTGAAAGTTATTCCACTGACTGTCGCGCCAGTAACACTATTTGTTAGAGATAAAGCACCAGCCCCAGTAATACTTAATCCAGCACCAATAGATACACCACCAACAGCACTAGCTGTCGCTATAGGAAGATCGCTGGCTGCAAGTGCTACCGTTGAGGTAATAAGCCCTTGAGCGTTGTAGCTAATTCCAGATCTTGTTGCAGCAGTTACAACATTATTGATTCCTAAATTTCCACTGGCTACATTTAATGACCGATCAAGATTTGATGTATTTAACTTTGCTGGTGTAATTGTACCGTCAGCAATCTTTCCAACAGTGACAGCACCTGCTCCAAGCTTTGCTTCAACTACTGCTCCTGTTGCTATGGCTCCACTATCAACTGCATTATTAGCTAAAGCTGCTGCATCAACAGCATTTGCTGCAAGCTTTGCACTCGTAACTGCGTCGTCTGCAATCTTTGCAGTAACAACAGCATCATCTGCAATTGTGGAACTACTTAACGTTCCAGAAAGTTTTGCTGCTGTAATAGCTCCATCAATAATCTTATCTGTAGTAACTGCGTTATTTGCTATCTCACTTGCAGTAATTGCATTTGCTGCAATATTTCCAGAAACAATTGTATCTGTAGCTATTTCATTACTTGTTACTGCACCACTAGCAATAGCTCCTGTATCAACTGCATTATCAGCTAACTCACTAGCTGTTACGGAATTTGTTGCTAACTGAGCAGAGGTAACACTTCCACTTGTTAACTTTGCACCAGCAATATCACCATCACTTAAATTTAATTTTGCATAAGCAATCGTTGTATTTGCAATTTTTGCATTAGTAACAGCAGCATCAACAATCGCATCTGTATCTACTGCATCATCTGCTAACTCAGAAGCCCCTACAGCATTTGCACCAATTTCACTTGCGGTAACTGAATTAGCAGCCAGCTGAGTAGAAGTAATTGTTCCATTAACTAAATTAGAACCAGTAATTGTTGTCGCTGCAATCTTCGCTCCTGTAACAGCAGAATTAACAATGGAAGCAGTATCAACAGCGTCATCTGCTAACTCTGCTGCACCTACTGCATTATTAGCTAATTGTGTTGTTGTTATTGCACCTGCACCAATCTTCGCACTAGGAATATCTCCATCAGCAAGATTTAATTTCGCATAAGTAATCGAACCATCTACAACTTCATTTGTCCCTACAGCGTTATTTGCAATCTTTGCATTGGTAACAGCATCAGTTGCTAATTCTGTTGAAGTAACAGCACCTGTTGCTATCGCAGCAGTGTCTACAGCATCATCAGCTAGTTCACTTGCTGTTACAGCATTAGTAGCTATCTGTGTCGAACCAATCCCACCTGAAGCGATTTTTGCCCCAGGAATAGAACCATCAGCTAGATTTAATTTTCCATAACTAATCGTTGTATTTGCAATCTTTCCATCTGTAACAGCCAAATCAAGAATTGCATTCGTATCAACTGCGTCATCCGCTAATTCAGAAGCACTAATAGCATTCGCTGCTATCTGTGTTCCAGTAATAGTATCGTTAACTAACTTTGAACCAGTTATTGTTGTATTAGCTATTTGTGTTGCAGTAACACTTGCACTAGTTAACTTTGCTCCTGCTATATCACCATCATTTACTATTATTTTTGAATAAGGAATAGACGCAGAGTTTAATTTTGCACTCGTAATAGAACCATCAACAATAGCGTCTGTATCAACTGAATTATCGGCTAATTCACTTGCTCCTATTGCATTAGGTGCTATCTCATTTGCAGTAAGAGTATTTGCTGCAATTTGAGTTGCAGTAATCGTATTGTTAACAAGATTAGAACCAGTAATTGTTGTGGCAGCTATCTTTCCTCCAGTTACCGCCCCATTAACTATTGCATTAGTATCTACTGCATCATCGGCTAGTTCACTCGACCCAATAGCATCAGCTGCTATTTGCGTTGCAGTTAATGAATTAGAACTAATTTTTGCTCCTGCTATATCGCCATCCGCAACCGTAATATTTGAAAAAGCAATAGCACCTGAAGCTAATTTTGCACTTGTGACAGCACCGTCAACTATTGCATCTGTATCAACAGCATCGTCGGCTAATTCAGACGCACCAATGGCATTAGCTGCTATTTGTGTGGCTGTAAGTGTATTGTCTGCAACCTGTGCAGCTGTAATCGTTTTAAGAACAAGATTCGATCCAGTAACTGTTGTTGCAGCTATCTTTGCTCCAGTAACTGCTGAATTAAGAATTGCACTTGTATCAACTGCATCATCAGCCAACTTGGCAGCAGTAACAGCATTGGTAGCTAATTGACTGGTATCAACACTTAAACTTGTTAACTTTCCTCCAGGTATATCTCCATCACTTAAATTTAATTTCGCATATGTAATTTCACCATTATTTATTTTTACATTTGTAATTGCGTTACTTGCTAATTTATCTGTCGTTATATTTAAATCCGCTATTTTCGTTGTAACAACTGCGTTTGTAGCAATAGCGTCACTATCAACTGCATTATTTGCTAATTCACTTGCACCTACAGCGTTAACAGCAATGGCATCAGTAGTAACAGAATCTGTCGCCAGCTTATCTGCATTTATCGCGTCATTTTGAATTGTCGCTGTTGCAACTGTATTAGCAGCAAATGGACCAGCAACTTTTGCAGCAGGAATATCTCCATCGTCGATAAACGTGACACCCGCAGCAATTAAATCTTTAACACTGACCTTCTTTGTTTCAGAAGCACTGATATCAGCCAGAGCAAGTGGATCTGTACCTTGAACACCTGCCTCCTGAATTTCGGGCAGATTACTAATCTCAAGATCTGGCATGACTATCTAAAATAAAAAAACCAATGCCTTTATATTAAGGCTGATCCAATAATATAGGATCCCCACTTTCTTGAAGAATTTTGTATTGATCTTCTTGAAGCAACGCACCAGGAGCAGCACCTGTCGCTAATGTAATATCTCCATTTGTTATAAAGTCAATCCTTGTAGTGATTTCAGCCGCTGCACTAACCTCAACAGCGACATTCGTTACGACACAATTAGCTTCGTACCAAACAGTATTAGAAGTTGTATTAGGGTCTTTATAAATATAAAAACGAGCTGAAAAATCTGCTCCTTGCTCTAATCGAATTGCTAATTGAGCTAGATAGAAACAAAATTCAGGATCATTTGTATTTGTTTTATCCGCTAAAACTGGAGAATGTTCCCAAAAACAATCTAAAGTGCCTTGTCCAGAAATTAATCCTGCCTCATATTGTTTTTTAAATTCAGCACCTAAAGAAGTCGTATCAACTTGCTCTCTATTTGTACTAATTTCAAAATTTCTAACAGTAGCTAAATGCCTAAATCGAGAATTAGTTGTTTGAATTGTTATTGCTTTTGAAGCACTTGGCGTTACAAGCGTTTTTGCATCTGCAATCCTTCCTGTAATAGAAGCAGCAAAATCATTATATAAACGAACACCACCTAACTGATCAACAAAAGCATAAGCAGTTACGTCTGGATAATTATGACCACTAACGAGTTCTAAATTGCTGCCATCAACTGTTGCTATTTCTATCCTATCTCCTGTAATAATGGAGCGTCTTGCACCATCAACAGAAAATCTTTTATTGGTTACGTTGACATCAAAAGGATCTAATGTTGAATTTAAAGCAGCAAGTAAACTATCTCTTTTAATTTCAACATCACCGTTTTGACCAAAATAAATGGCCACAGAATTAAGTTGCTAATAAAGTAGAACTACTAAGTGGAGCACCATTAGCTTCCCAACTAAAATCGACAGAAGAAACTTCACCAACTGAACTACTCATTCCAATAGAAGTAATCCAAGCTTCAAAAACAAGAGAACGAGGGTGTGATCCGTCTTTTAAAATACACTCAATAGTAACTTGAGTTGATTCAGTATTATCACCATCTCCTCCAGCTATACCTTCACTTTCTTTTATAGCAGCAGTTAACACTTTATTTAATTTTGAATCACCTCCAGCTGTGTCTGTGTAGTAATAAGCTCTTGCACTACCTGAATAACTTCTTAATCCATTATGCAAAATCCTGTCTGTGTCTCCCATTGAAGTTGATTCAATGACTGCCATCGACATCGTAAAATCCCAACTTTGCAACTTGGCAATCTCTACATCCTCAACCTTTAAGGAACCATCTTTCCCGCTATAAAATTTTGCCACGACTCAATTTAAAAAACAATGTCATTATTCTATACGAATTATGGCTAAGGAGCATCTAAACAAGCAACAAATGAACAACTAACATTACTTCTGCCTTTAAAAACACTCGTTACAATTGGAGGACCAGCATACCGCCACTTTAGGCCAAGAGGAATTGCATCCATGTATCCAGCTAAGTTTGTCAATCTCCCAAATGGGTCAGTGTGACCATCTCCTCCAACACCTGCCAAACCTGACTCTTCGTTGAATGTTACATAGTCCCAAACAGAATTAACTAATCGATAATTTTCAAGGATGTCATAAGCCTGTTCATCAGTGATATTAGAAAAACCTAATCGCAACGTAGCATTTACTTGCTTATTACCATAACGAATATGTGTCTTTGTACCGTCTAACGCTTCAAAATCTGTACTTGGATACGTCCCAGGAGAATAGCTTCTAGAACTTGGTTTTATTCCTGGGAATGGTTGTGCTGATGTCATTTAACTTTCTACAACAAAACGAGAACCATCGTTCCACCCCTGCAATATAGCTAACCTACCGTCAGAAGTTAAAGGTGAATACGATCCAGAAAGTTCTATTAATCCATCCTCACCAAACGTAATACTTTCAACCTTGTAACACTGATCAGAAGCTTGCGACTCTTTGATTGTAAATAAAGAACCCCTGTAGGTAGCGGGTAAAGAATAAGAGAAATTCGCTGTAGCCTCTTGTACTACTGATTGAGATGTATTCCACCAATAAAATGTTTTATTGCCTGATATTGCATCCTTACTAACTACACTACCATCTTCAAGTATTGCTCCATTATTAAATCTATTTACATGCTGAGTCGTTGAAAAAACTCTTATATAATCACCAGGCTTAACACCATTTATATAATGAGGAGCTGTTTTAAATGTAATCGTATGATCCACTTTGTCTCTATTACTTAAAACATATTTTCCAAACATCATTGCATGAGTTGGACTCGTACAAAAACCACTTAAATCAAATGTTTCTAATGGATCATTTGTATAATCTGCTCCCAAAAGACGCACTATTAAAGATTTCTTTTCAGAAAAACCATTTATTTTTTCTTTTCTATAAATAATATTTGCTTGAAATGTTTGTCTATCTTCAGGGCTAAGAAAAGCTACATTTAAATCTTTGATATTACCATCAGTAAACAGTGCTTTGATTTTTGGCTTTGAGTGTATTCCATCAAAAGCAATCTCAAACGTATTAGGATCAAAAGGAATAGCAGGATATAAACTAAACTGTCCTCCAATAATTGTAAAATCTAATAAACAATAAGTAGCTTGTTCAAATATAAATTCTCTTAAATTAATTTTATTTGAGATAACTCCGTCCCAAAATAAATTATTAGCCTTGCAAAATTTTGCTGCATCAGTCATATTTGTTTCGTTAACTGAACTTTCATTAATTACTGTTCCAGCTCCTATTTTTTCGTCTGTTAATAACGTATAAGCAATCTCTGGAAATAAACTTGTTGCTTCTTTATAAGATTGTCCAGTTCCATAGATAGTTGGAACTAGTTTTTTAACCTTAATTCCTTGCTTAAAGAAAGCAGAAAACTGACTAAAGTTTGTCCATTCTTTTGAACTATTTATCCTTAGTCCTGCATACGCTAAATCTGAATATGTTGCAGGATTGCCAAGGCTACCACTCCCTTCTGTTTTAACTATTTCATTGCAATATGTAATTTGATGTTCTGGACCTTGCAAATGACTAGATTGATCTCCTTCAAATTTCCAATAATCAGCAGCAGCATCAAATAAATTTAATTCTAACTCAATTGATTTTTCAGAAACATCTGAAACGACTACATCTCTTATTTGTTCATCTAAAATTGTATTATTAGCATTATCTGGATCTACTTGTGCAGGTATTCTAACTCTGTCACCTGCAATATAATTTTGACCTCGTGAACCATTAAGACTCCACTCTGCATAAACTTCTGTTCTTGCTGTATTTGCCCAAACGTTTAAAAGTACTTGTAAACCACTACCTTCTGCAATACTTTCTGTAATAGTATTACCATCTTCATCTTCATAAGTACGAATATTAGAAGTAGTAACAACTCTATCTTTAATTACAGGAGATACATTTTCCCATTCATCTTCTATTTTTCTAACGTAATAATAAGTTTGACTAACATCTCCCCACATTGAAACATCTTTATGCCCACATGGATAACCATCAGTGTCAGCGTTCGTAAGATTAGGATCAACTATAGGAATAAATTTACCTCCTCTTCCATCCTCTGTCGCGTAATGAAATTCAACTCCAGAAACAGTTTTTCCTCCTCCATGTGCATCAACTAAATTAACACTAGAAGTTTGAGGTACTTTTTCCTCTGGCCATAATCCACTATTAACACCGTACCCTTGTATGTTTGCTGTTACATTTTCTTTATCTATATAAAGTTGAAAAGTCGTAAAACCCGTTTTAGGAAAATTTTTGAATCCGATAAATACTGTGTCATGCCTATCACTAGCAACATTAAAAGGATTACACGCTGATTTTGTATTATTGGCTTTCCAAAATAATTTAGTCCATAAAACTTTTGAAACTCTCTTCTGAGGAAGATTTGCTGCTGTTATGTGAGAAGGAAAAGAATAATTACTAATGCCTTTTAATTCTGTAACACTACTTGGAATACTTCTTCTTGCCTTACTTTCTTCTCCTAACGACCATTCAGTATTGCTTAATTTAGCTTGTGTTAAGGAGTACTCTTTTATACCTGCAAATTTAACTGTATAACTACCATCGAAAAATGTAGAAATAGCATCAGAATCTGTTGCTCCATTTGCATTTAATAAATTGACATAGACTGTTGTATTAGCAATAACTTCCTTAATAACATCATTCCCAGGCCAAGGGAAAAATCTATATTCATATTGTTTATAAGGATGATCTATCCTTATATAATTATATTGAAATTCAGGAGTATTACCTCTAACACAAAATAAACCAAGATGATTTCCTATGGATGGAGATAAAGTATGCCAATTATTACCTGTTCCTGCTTCTCTTATTTGTAATTTAAAGAAACTATATCTAACAATATATTTATTTACATTTCCTAGAGTAAGTGTAGATCTATCATTGTAAATAGTATCAAGTTGATCTTCTGATGGCTTGCTATTAACATTAGCAAAACTCATTTGTTTAAATACCTTTGACTTCAAACCTATTTCCGTTATATGACAATTTCTATTATCAGAAACAGTTCCTAAATTAACTTTTTGAAGAACATATCTTTGAGCAGGTTCATATAATAAATAAGCATCTCCATCATATTGTTCATAATAATATTTACTATCTTTTACTTGGAAAAAATCCCCTGTTGCTCTACCTTCCCTACCATCTTTCCATTTAGGATTTAGACAATGTGTATTAATACTAGGAGTAGGAGCACATTCATATTTACCTTTTTCTAAAACTTTTAATTGATAACCTCTAGTAAAAGAATTTTCACCTGCTTCCCAAGGTTGTCCAGGCCAATCTTCGTTGGCCACCCAAGTGCAACTAACCAATGCTGTCCCTGCTAAATATTGCTCACCTTCTACTATGTAAGAATCAGTTGATTCTCTAATTGCTTTACTAATAGAATTAACATCTTCAACACCATGAGCTTTATAATAATCTTCGTCTTGTTGATACGCAGCTGGATCAGTAAGCTTCCCTCCTACCACTTGATAAGTTAAATATGTATCAACAGGAAGATCACTAATACCTGCTTTTTGAGAAGAATTACCACCATCAACAAAACCAGCTCTAACAGGCCATTTGGCTAAGTTTTTCCTTCTCTTTTCATATGTAATTCTTGCTGCTGGCCTATTATCTTTATTCAAGTTACTTGGAGCACGTACTAGTTCATAAGGAAGCCTAAAATAAGTCAAATTAGGCATAGGATTACTTAACCCAAAAGTTGCTTGTGTTGTAGGATTTCTTGCCCCAGAAAAATGCTTTAAATTATCAATTTTAAAAATATCATCAGAAAAAGCACCTCCATTAGTTTGAAAAGGAATATTTAGACCACTACCGGAGAGAACAAAATTTCTAGATAAATAAATTTTATCAGCTTGATAGTTTTCTATTAATAAATCACCAATGGCATATCCTTCATAATCAGGTTTTTGAGCTATTTCACCTAAAGAAAATAAAGCAAGTATTTTTAATTGCTGAAACCGACCCAAGCTAACAAGTTGTGACCACATTAATTGTGAATTAACTCTTACTCCACCACTTGAATTTTCAGATGTATTTGTAAAAACAAGAGGAATTACATCACCTAAATTTGCTAATTCTTGAACACTGTTAAATGAAAACTGAGGAGCAAAACGCTTAAGACCTGCCATATCAGCAGTTCTTTCGTTTGTCCCTTGCTTCATGCTTGGGGGTTTAGGTGTTAAAAGATATGCAACAACACTTAAAGCAACACCAACAGCTACTTGCCCTAAAAGAGTTAATCCACCACCAGCAGCAGCAGTTTTCCATAAGGCCAAAGCACCTGCACCAGGGCCAGCAAATATCTCAGGAACTAAACCATACGCTTCTGGTCGTTCTTTTATTTTCGCTGCTACGCCTTCTAAAAATTGATAGTATTCTTCTTCTGTTAATCCAAGTGCATTGCAGAGATCGGCTTCCGCTGGAAGTAACACCCTGCGAGTAAAAGGGCTTCTAGCGGCAACCATTTCACCACCGACTTTCCTAATGTTTTTTGGTAACTCAGCCATCCTTCCTCATAAAACGCAGCCATATACAAAGCATCATCTGATTTGCAAAGACCAATTGTTCCTAGTTTAGGGGGTGATTCAACTCCCCACCGATTTAATTCTTCAAAAAAGATACTATAGTCTTTTCTTTTTAATCTTCTATACCAATCACGCTTTCCTTTTGGAACAGTAAAACCATAATGACCTAATACTGTACGAACCAAAGACAAGCAATCTCCCGTTCCATGCTTAACAGGATCAGACCCTAAACGATATTCAAGTCCTATTAATTCATAAGGCTTCAAAGATTTTGTAATTGACCTGTTAAAGGAAGATGAGAACACCTACTTTTAGTAAGTGTTTGTTGTGGAGCGTTAGCACTTACAGCATCAATAGCAGAACTTAATAACAATTCAATTGATTCTGGATCGTATCTCATACCAGCAGCCAACCAATATTCACCAGTTAATCTGCCTCCATTTTTAGCAGCAGTATCTTTATTAAAATCAGCAGTCATCAAAAAAGTTTCAACCTGTATGTAATATTTTTTCTCTACAAAATCTTTAACATAAGACATACTCAAAGGATTGTTAGCAAGGATAATTGAAGCTTCTAAATTATCTCCTGATCTATTCATTGCTGCTCCTTGATAAATAAAAGACAAATAATCATATCCATCAACTTTATTCCCTTGTGTTGGATGACTATGTCTTCCATTTTGAAAACGATGCTCTACTGATCCATTTTTTTGTTTGACGGTAACAAAAGCGGTTAAGGCAACAACAGTCATTACATTCCTAACCTCGATCTAGTACTTCTACTATTCCTTAGTGTAGATAAAGTTCTATTTTCTCCAGCTTTAGCACCTTGAGATGTAGCTGTTGCAATAATTTGTCCTACAGCAGACTTAGGAACAAACTCTTCAGAGTTGAAGCTCAATATTGGACCAGAGTAATTAACAGTAGTAGATCCCCCTGTACCTCCACCTGCATAAGACGAACCAGTACCAGGGATTACAGCTTCGCCTCTAGCACCTGCTGAATAGCGTTGCATACTTGCAGCCATCTTTGATGCAGGAATAATGTACTCATCTTCTCCAGCTTCTCCTATAAGTCCTACGGTTGGTCTTGTGACCATTCCGCCTGAGCTAAACGGTTTGATGCCATTAGAGATATAACCTCCTTCTGCTAATTTTAAATTAGTGGGCAACAAATTCATAAATGCTGCTTTCAAGTACATATTTGCAATTGATTTAGCAATTCCAGCTAATGATTCACCTAATGATTTCGTTCCAGCTATTAATCCTTCAACTGCACTTGTTAAACCACTAGCAATAGTTTCTTTAATGTCTTCCCATTTTACTTTTATAAAGTCTGATTCATCTTTAACTGCTTTTTGAGTAGCAAGATATTTCTTTAATTCTTCTGTTGACATTCCTAATAATTTAACCCTTTCTTCTAAAGCTTTATTGATTTCTTTTAACTGCACTCCAAGCTCATCAGTCCAACCATTGGTTCTTATTTGTTGCTGTAATGATTTTTTTTGTTGTTCTAAATTAGTAGTTCCTTTATTAAAAACTTGTTCTAATTTTGCTATTTCACTTGCTAATGCCTCATTCATTCCTCCTTTTTTCAATTCAACAATACGTTGATCTATTTCAAATTGTTCTTTTTTAGTTTTTAATAATTCTTTTTCACCCATTAAAGCAGTATCTATTGAAATTTGAGCGTTTTGTAGTGCAAAAGCTGGAGTTGCTTGCTCTAAGATTTGACCTTTTAAATCTTCTCTTTGTTTTCTAAATTTAAAACTTGTAGGTGTTTGGTCATATTGTTGAACTAGACCTTTAAGATTTGCATCACCAGATTCTCTTGCAAAACCTAATATCCGATCCTCTCTTGCAACTTTTGAAGTTCCTATGATTTTATCAACAACAATTAATACACCTGCTAAAGCCGCTTGAAGTTTAACCATTCTTTCTTGGAAACTCATCATAATGTCACGCCATTTATCCCCAAAATCTTTCAACCTTTGAACTCCTGCTGCTCCAACAACTGACGTTAATCTTTGAAGTGCAGCGTTAAACGCAGCTTGTTCTCCTTGTAACTTTCTAATAATTTCAATTCTTTGCCCTTCTGCTGTTCCAGCAAGACCTAAAGAAGTAACCAGTTGTTCTGTATTTTGCGTGTATTGACCTAAAGCATCTCCTAATTTCTTCGCACTACCAATCATTGACGAGATGAGAGCGTCAAATTGTTGACCTATTGCACTAAAGAAGATTTGAGCACCAAAACCTTTTCCTCCTCTTTGTGCAAGAGCACCTCCAATACCACCAGCAACAGCACCAACTCCACCACCAAAGAGAAGAGGAAAACCAGCTCCAAGCATTAAGCTTTCTCTTGTTCTATCATTTCGATCTTGTCTAATTTTTCTTATATTTCTTAAACGTCTTTGTGCTTTTTTATCGTGGTCTGATGCTTTCTTTTGTACCGTTTCAGCTTCTTTATAAGCACGTTCTAAACGTGAAACCTGTGCAGTTGCTTTTGCTAAAGCTGCATTATATAGATTCTGATCACCTGACCTTGCGGCTTTAAGAAGATTAGCTGATGAATCCCTTGCTGTTTGAATTTGAGCTGCTGTAGGAGATAAAGCAGAAGCCGCTTTATTCTTAAAGGTTTTAGCACCTTTAGCAGGATCAACAACATCTAATCGTTCTTGTAATCTTCTTGCTTTTTCAAATCCTATAGAACCTTTTGCAACTGTTCTATTTAAAGCATTTAATTCTTCAACTGTACGACTTATTTGAGAACCAAAAGCTCTAAATGTTGCAACATTTTCATTACCTTCTACGTTTAAATCATTAAAACCTTTTTCAAGTGCATCAAGAGCTTGATTTAATTCAGTTCTTCTTTTACCTCTTGCACTATCTGGTTTCTCACTTAATCCAAAACCTGTTGGCCTTAACCCAGCAGCTCTTCCTTCTATTAATTTCCTAGAAATAAAAGTTTTATTTGCTTGTAATCTTAATTCAGTTTGTACTGATTTTTGTCTTGCTTTATCAAGATCTAACTCTTTTGTTTTTGCATTAATTAAAGCTGTTGTTTTAGCTGTTAAAGCTGAATTTATTTTAAGAAGAGTTCCTCTCTTCTTAATTAAATTAACTTCATTTGACGTAGCAACATTTCTTATCGTTCTATCAGGATCTTTGCTATATCGACCTTTTGCATCTCTTGGACGATCTCTACCAACTCTATTTAACGTCTTTTGACTCTCCCTAATACCTCTATCTACTTGTCTAAAATCACTTGCTAATTCCTTTACAAGATCAGAAGTTTTTTGAACTTCTCTCTGAATATTTTTTACTTTCTTAAAACCTTCTACAACAAGCTGTATCTTTTGCGTCAGGTCAGCCACAGTAAAATTCCCTCCAGTCTCTTTAGTTTACCTGCGTCTACGGATTTTTTGCATTTCTTCTTCTTGATCTTCGTTCAATATTTGA